TTTTATTGATTTTTTAATTTAAGTATGTCAAGAGAAAATTTAGAAGCATATTATAAAAATAATATTATTTTGCTAAAAACTTTTAGACATACTTTAAATGATTTAGATAATTTAATACCCTGGGAAAGAACAATTTATTTACATTTAGTAAATAAGTATTATGCAGATTTGGAAAAGAATAGAAAGAAATGAACATTGATTTAAAAACATTAGGATCAGTTATACCAAAAGATAAAAATGTTTCAAAACTAGGAACTGGTGGTAATATTTTTAGTTCTATTGCTAAAAGTCTAGGTTTTTCCTTAGCCAAATCAATAGGAAATTCATTTAAAAGTGCTTTAACTTCTAGAAATGCTGCAAGTATATTTTCTTCTGCAAATGATCCTAGTTTTTTTGAAAAAGAACAACAAGCAGAATATCAAAGAGAAATAATATCATTAAGTAAAAAAACTAATATTTTATTCGAAAAAATATTAAATGCTATAAGTAGTTGTTGTATAGGGAAAAAATTAGGTGAGGAAAGTGGTGGAGGAATAATTGGAAAAATAGGAGATATAATAAAAAGTGCATTATCTATATTAGGAAGTTTTTTGACTTATAAATTTGGAAAAAAACTATGGGACAGATTCAAGAATCGTAGAAGTCCTAGAACACAAGGAAACCCACCAAAACGAGGCAAATCCACTAAGCCTAGAAATCTACCTCCTCGAAATTCTAAAGGACAATTTACAAAAAGACCAAAACCTCGGTTATTTCAACGGCTTGGTGGATTTGCAAGAACTTTAGGTCTAGCAGGACTGGCTGTAGCGGCAGGAACAGCCCTTGGTTATTTAACGGTGAAAACATATGATAAAATTATGGGAACTAACTATGCAGATGAAGGAGTAGAAGGGGGAATAGGTCTTTTAACAGAAGGAACAACAACTCCAGAAGTAGATAGATTAAAAGACGTACAGGTACAACAAGCAAAAAATGCAACTTCTGCAAGACAAAAAACAAGAGAAATAACAGAAACCATAGAGAATAAATCAACCCAAATAGAAGAATTAAGTAAAAAATATACATCTGAAACAAATCAAGTTGATGAATCTGGAAAAATTGTCAATCCAGAAAAAAGACAAAATGCATTACAAGATGCAACATTTGTAATAACACAGTTTAAAGAAATACTAGAACTAAGTAAAGATTCTACAAAAACTCCTGCTGAATTAGATAATATTTCAACTTATCTTGTTTCTTTTGTAAGGGATAATTATCCTGCTTATGAAAATTTTATGAAAATGGCAGGATTAGATCCAGAAAAAGATGCTCCTAATGGATTAGAAAATTATGCACTTTTATTCGATAATATACATGAGCAAATAAAGAGTGGAAAAGCATATACTTGGAAAACTATAGGAGAAGGCGAAAACGAAAATGCAGTAAGAACAGTATCTCCTAATATTAAAAGAATGATACAAATTGCTGCAACGGAAGAAGAAAAAAATTGGAATTCTTCTGGATTGCCCACTGCAACTAAATCTCTACCATCTATTTCTGCAGAAACCTTTAATCAAGTTTACCCAGATAATACAGTCACTCCAAAGAAAAATGATGATATTTCTGTAGATACTGATATTCCTGTTTATAGTTTTCCTCCTGATACTAGTTTAAAATTTCCTCCTAATATTTCGTTTTCATTAGATAATGTTTGGAATGAAAAAGAAGGTTACTGGGAGATTGTTGACACAAAAGAAAATAATAAAGTTGTAGGAATTCATGATTATGACCCAATATCAGATACATGGACCCCAAAATATTATAATCCTGTTACAGGTAAATTACAAATAATTCCAGAAGGTCATTGGATTAATCCAACTACAGGAGAATTAGAAACAGATAATGAACCAATAAGCATAGAAACTTCTGAAAAATCACCAATAGATAATAAAATGTTATCATTGTTTGCCGAATCACAAGGCGCTTTGGTTGCCGGAAGTAATGATTATAGTAATGTTACTGCAATGAGAGGCGAAATACCATTACCAAGAGATTGGAAACCAAATATTGATGTCTCAACAGTGAAACCAGGAACTCAAGAATATGATGATGCTGTAATGAGAGGTCAAATTCCTTTACCAAGAGATTGGAAACCAAAAAATGATAATATATCATCACCTTCTGGAAATAGACCACAAATTACAGCAGTGCATTCAGAAAAAGAAATATTACCATTATCAGCCACAGAAGAAAAACCACAAATTATTGTATTGAATCAAGGTTCAAGACATTCAACAGCAGCAGAACCAAGAATGCCTGTAAATATGAATACTAGGCAAACTGAAGGTTATTCTCCATCTGAAGGAGTTGATGATTCAGGAATAATAGATCTTGCAATTAGATCATTATTAGGACATCAAACTTATCTAGCATAAAAAACCCCGCATTTCTGCGGGGTTTATTTTTACTCACTCTCTTCTGCAAGTCTTGCGAAGTATGCTGACGCATCCTCTTCTTCGACGCTATCATCACTCTTGCTCTTCTTCTCCTTGATTGGAGCAGAAGACTTGCTCTTCATCTTGGAAGCAAAATCAGAGTATTCCTTGCTTTCTGATTCCTCTGCGTCTTCTGCAGTTGGAATCGATACTTCCTTTGATACCATGACAGAATCAAACTTCTTCTTCAACTCATCATAAGACTTGAATTGATCTTGACCAACAAACTCCTTGAGAGGATATTGCTTGTTCCATAGTTCCTCAAGGAAGGCATCCTTTCCTTCAAAGAGTTCGGATGATGATTCAAACTCGCTCTTGTCGTAGTTTACATAACCAGCAACATCACGAATGCGCAACTTGAAGTTTGCACCCTTCCAGAAGTCAAAAACATTGATGGGATCATTCTTCTCAAATTGGGAATCTTCAGGTTGAAGTTTCTCCATGATCTTGTCGAAGATCTTCTTTCCGTACTTGAAGAGGAAGACCTTCATTTGATTGTCTGGATTCTTTGGATCAGAAAGAACCACGATGTTTGAAATATAACTCAACTTGCGCTTGCGCTTGCGAGCAATTTCCTTGTCTTTCTCTGAACCAGAATTCCAAAGAAGACCATTTGCCTCGCAAATTGGGCATTTTAGTCCAAGAGTAGTCGGGCAGTTCTCAATGAACCATCCACCCGGTCCTTGGAATCCATGATTGAACACGCGAACCCATGGAATGTCCTCTCCCTCTACTGGAGGAAGAAAACGAATCACTGCATAGCCATTCTTTGCTTGATCTAGTTCGGGCTTCCAGAACCTGTCGTCCTTGTATGATTCTGATCCCTTGTTGATTTTCTCGAGCTCTTGCTCAAGATGTGCGGTCATGTTCTTCTTTTTCAGATCATTAAAACCCATGTTGTTCTCCTGTGTACGATGTGTACGGTGTGTGAATGCGATGTACGAAGTATACTCTGTATGTATGCGTTGTCAAGACTCAAAAAGGAAGTCTTGAGGATTTTGGAAGAAGATTGAGTGCTTCTCCTTCTGCTCTTAATTTTTCTTTGATTGGTTTTGAGAGAAACTTTGCAATGTATTCTGGATCTGTATTTGTGTTTTCACAGAACACCATGATTGCTTCCATGTACGAATATTTCTTTTGTTCTACTAATTTTTCTATTTCTGTATTGATATGGTTTTTTTCACGTTTTTCGAATATCATAATTTTATTCCTTTTATTTTATATTTCTGGTTTTTGCATATTATTTTTTTGTTATTATTATTAAACAATTATCATAATTATTTGTTTGATGATTTAATATTTTTATATTATAATTAAAATTTAATGTATTTTTTAATTTATTTAATTTTAATTTATATTCTTCAATTTTTGAAATAACAATATCTTCAATAATGTATATTCCGTCTTGTTTTAATTTATGTAAAGAATTTTCTAAAAATAATAAATTGGCGGTTATTTCATGTAATCCGTCATCGATTATTATATCAAAATTTGTTTGTAATTCTTTTATTTTCCATAATTCTTTTATACTATTTTCATTTGTTTGATCGACATAATATGTTTTTATCCTATCTTCATTAAAAAGAATTCTTTTATCTATATCTGCACCATAAATTTTTGCATGAGGAAAGTATCTTTTCCATCCTCTCAAAGATGCACCCGGAATACCATTCGAACCCATTGAAGAAGGTATATCGGTATAATTTGTTCCAAGTCCCAATTCAAACACATAATTTATTTTATTTTTATTATCATTAAATAATGAATAATATTCTAAAGTGTAATTATGGTGTTTATTTTTTAAATTACTTTTATCACTACCCTCTTCTGCCATTATTAAGCAAAGATCTGTCATTGTATTTTCTCCAATATATTTTGACACACACCTTCTAATGTAAAAAAAGTATCATAAAGTTCTTCAATTTTATTTAACATTTTTTTATAAACATTATCATCAATTTTTGATAAGATATTATCAATATCATTTATTTCTTGTTCTTTTATTATTACACATATATCATTCCAATTAATTTTATCAGACCAAGGTAAATGATGGTAATCACTAACATAAACCGGAACAGTTCCTAGTTGCATTGATTCGTATAACCTAAAACTACTAGGACCATAACCACGGGGACATAAAGCAAATTTACTTCTACTAGTAATATCTATAAAGTTATTTAACTGATCTTTAGATACGGAAGAAGACCATTTTGTTTGGTAAAATTTATATTTACTTTGATATTTTTCTTGTAATATCTTTCTAATAGAATGAGTAGTAGAACCAACAAACGAACAGAATATATCTTTATTTTCTATTTTTATTTTTGGTGGATCTATAATAGATGAACATATTAAAGGTATAGGAATTACATTTTGTCCTCTTATATTACCTCCGGCAGAAAAAATAATAGTATTTTTTGGTAATTTTTCTTGAGGTGCATCATCATGTTGACAAACTACAAAATAATTTTCGTTGGTTGGCAAAGTATTTAAAAAATTTTGTAATTTAATTCTATCAAAACCATTATTGTAATAACTCGTCCATCCTACTTTTATAAATGTTTTATTTGTTTTAATTTGTTGCTTTTCTAAAAAATTTATAAAGTAATCTTCAAGATAAAGACCAATATGATATGGGGGATATGTTGGGTAATTTGGTTTTGGATTAAATATCATTTTTTATTTGTTTTATTTTGTCTAATAATTTTATTTTATTTTTTATTCCAACAGTCCAATTTGCGTGATGCATAATAATGTTATCTAATTTTAGATTCGATAAATTTATATCAGGGGTCCAAACTTTTTTATTTGTATATCTGTATATACTATAATATCTTTGATCTAATAATTTATATTTAATATATTTATCTTTAATTTTATTAAGAGTTATTTGATCATTGTATTTTATATTCATTAATTTTTTTACTTCTGTAAATAATTTTTTTGTATTTTCGTTTGATTTACACACAAAAAATCCATTGCAAATCGTATCTCCATCATCTTGCGCTAAGATGTCATAATCCTCAATGTTAGTTTTTAAATCATCCATACTATCAAAAAATTGAATATCACAATCTGCATGTATAAAATAATCTCCCCATGTTTGTTCAATACTATAAAGAATATAATTTATTTTTTTTAACATCATATCATACCATCCATCTTTTTCATACTCACCAGATTTACAATATTGATCAAATTTTTTAATTTCAATCGAAATGTTTTTATTTGTTTTTTGAAAAGATGGTAAAAAATAATTATCTAAAAATAATTTATGAGATTCAGTATAAAATGTGTAAAGTTTCATTTATTTTTTACTATTTAGAAGGGTGTATTCTATAATAAGGGGGATTAATTTTTAATGATCTATCTCTAGATCCTTCTCTGATATTACTTTTGTGGTTGTGTTTTGCTTTATATGTATAACTAGGATTACTAACATTGTAATTGCTTTTTTTGGCAATATGTGCTAAAGAATTGTCGCAACCTAATATACCAAAATAAAAATTTGCGGTTTTTATTTTATTGATTCCCTTCCATATCCACACATCTTGGGAATCTCCAAATTTATAGCAAAATGGATGTGTGTCTGTTAAAGATTCCCATCTGCTTAAACAATAAAAATCATTATCGTTTATAATAATATTTTTAAAACTTTCAGTTAATTCAATATCATTATTTAATGTTATATTAATTTTTTTATCATTTAAATTTATAGTATTGCTATAGTCAAAAATGTATTGGAAAGTGCATCTATTGTTTACCAAAATTATTTTTGCTTTTATGTTATTATTTACTAAATTTTTACAATCTTCAATACTATTTTTTTCACAAAAAATATAATAATTTTTAATAAAATCAAAAGATAAATTTTTTAAAATAGATTGATCTATTTCATTTTTTCTTAAACTATTTTTATGAGAAAAATATTCAACGAATATATTCATGGTCGTTTATATGTCCAGATCTGGTTTTTTTATTATATAATATTTTATCAAAAATAGAACCACAATCTATATATACATTTTTTTTATTTAAACTATGTAATCTATGGATCATTAATTTTGTACTAAATCCTGTTACAAATATAAAAATACTATTATTAAATTTTGAAATTTCTTCCACTACTTTATTCATATAATTTATTTGTTTCCAAGAATTAAATACATCAAATTTATTCCACACATTTTTAATATTTAAATTTATATCTTTTAAATTTGCTTTTTGATTACAAATAAAATTTATAGAATTGTATTGATTAAAATAAAAAGGAAATATTTTATAAAAATTTAAAAATATAGTATAAAAAAATGTAGTAGTGTGAATTTTTTTCTCAATAAATATTGATTGTATATATTCTAAATTTTTATGATATCCTTGATCTTGAATACAACGAAAATAAGTTTCATCTTCATATAAAAAACTAGATTCTAAATTTTTAAAAAACCAACTATCTTGAATTTCATCTACAGACCATTCTTTTGTTTTTGAAACACATTCAAATTTATTATTATGTTTTCTTTTTGAAAGGATTCTTATTTCTCCCTCTCCATATCTTACCAAAGAAAAAGGTTGAACATTTTTTAATTTATTAAAAATAATATTTTTTGATTCTTCTGTTGTATAATACATTTTGGTGTTTTTTGTTTATTATTTTTGATATCCTCTTGTTTTTTTGCCTAAAATGATTGGATCGTATACAGAGCCAATATTTATTAAAATATTATTATCATGATTTAATTTACTTATTAGTATATTACCAAAAAATCCAGCAGAACAAATTAATAAAGCATTCATATTATTATCTATTTCTTGCTTTATTTCTTCATATAAACTTCTATTGGTTTTCCATGCATCTTTTTCATTTATTTTCCAACATTTTTTAATATTAATATTTAATTTTTCAGGAAAAGACCCAACACATGAAATATAGTAAATATCTCTTTTTGTTTGTTCGATTAAAGACAACAATAATGTTTGACATTCTTTATAAAAATTACAAAATATTCTTGAACATGTATATTGTTGCAATGGAAGATTTCCCAATGATTTTACATAATTTCTTTGAATGATAAACTCATTTTCTGGTCTATTTTTTTCTCCGGGTTTATAAGTATAAGATTGTATGCCTACAAAATAATTTTTATGGTTTATTTTTGCTGCGTTTTCTAATTCTTTAACATATTCTTTATCTTTTTCTAACTGTGGATTATAACTCAATTCTCTTCTATTTAATATTTGTTCGTTTAAAATTATTCTGCTTTCTCCTTCTCCAAATCTTACAATAGAAAAAGGTTCATTTTTTTTTAATTTATTAGAAAAAAAATTAAATTGCTGTTTTGAATACTCAATATCTTTTTCTGGAGTAAAATTTTTCCAGTCAGAATAATATTCCCATTGTTCTTTAGAATATGTCATTAATATATCCTCCACTTACTCTATAATAACAAAAAGTTTCTTCTGGGGGATATGAATTATTTTTATTAGCAATATTAATTTTATCAGACAATATTTTAATTTTTATATTGTTTATATTATAACAAACTGATCCATTTAAACAATTGTGATCAGATTCTTTTAATTTTATACAAGCATCATTCCAAAAATTTAAAAAATTATATCCATTATTATTATAATTTACATATAAAAACCCATCTCTAATGTATATTGATTTGTGATTATATGGATTTTTTATTGATTTAATGTAATTATATTCTTCTATTTGAGATTGTACATTACCAGTCGCTTTTGTTATTCCTATATCATAATTATTTAAATTATATAATTCATTTGGAATATTTCCTGTTAAAATTGCATCTACATCTAAAAATATTAATGGACATTTAAATTTATCCAAACATTCAATAATAAATTTAGGTTTAATTTTACAATTTTTATCATAACTACCTAGTGAATTTTTTTCTTCAATATAATAATCAAAATTAAATAATTTACATTGGTCTTCTAATTCTTTAGCGCATGTAAGATACCAATTTTTTCTTCCATCCGTATAATATGCTATTATTTTTGGCAATTTCATTTTACAACTCTTTTTAATTTTCTACTTGCCTGTGTATGCTCAATAACAATTTCCTCTGAATTACTAAACCATTTACAATCAAAAACTTTACAGTATCCTTGAGGAAAGTTGAAAGTTTTCAATCCCTTTTGGTCCATTTTTTCCCAGACTTTCTGAAGACTTTGTTGTTCCCACCGAGTTGGGTTTTCTGAACTTTCTTTCTTCCATTCAGAAATCAATTCTCTTGCAAGGTTTGTATTATCAAAATACATGGTTCCACCTGCAAGAGCTTCATCTCCTAAATTCCAAGGTTTTAGTTTTTTATTTACAGATTTATTCCATACATTTGGAATCCAATAACATCCAAAATCAAAGTCTTTTAGATTATTGAACAAGTAAGGAAACGATCGTATCCTTCCATCAGCATCGACCCATACTACTCCTGTTTGAAACTCATCCAATGCCTCTAGAATCACATCTGCCTTCATTGTGCAGTTGACAACCCAAGATCCTTTGCTTGGCTTTTCATATGACTTGAAATTCAATCCAAATGAAGCACAAGTTCTACCGAGTTGTTCTGCTTCTTGCTTGTATTCTGGAGTATAAAAAGTTATTATGGGTATCATTTTCTATTTACTTTCTGTATAACAGATGCAAGTTCATGCAAAATAACTGCACCCTTTTCTTTATGTATCTTTTTTATTTGACAATATTCTCTGGGAAACCATTCTGTTTTTGGTTGAACATTGCACCATGCTTCTTGCAAGGACCATTGATCCCATTTATTTGTTCCTGACTGAATTGAAATCCATTGATTTATCATTTCCAATATAGTAGGAACTTTTCTAAAAAACATCGTTCCAGAATTGAACCACTGAAACGGAACGGTTGTTGGCCAATTTGATGGAAGAGATATTGCTTCTCTTTTTGATGGTTTTTTTGTTCTTCCCCCAGGTTCTGCTCGTATTCCAAAATCATTTTGAGTGCTGAACAATAATTCTGGATACTTTACTATCTGTGCATCAGAATCAACCCATATGATACAATCGTTTTCTTTTTCTTCTGATAATTTATCTAAGATAAAATTTGATTTATATGCACAATTAAAAACCCAAGAACCTTTGGATTGTATTTTTTCTATTTGATATTTTAATTCAAACTGAAGGCAACTCTGTTCTAATTTTTTTGCCATTGATGAATAAAAAGCATCATCCGTATGAAATGAGATTATCTTTATATTGTTTTTAAATACCTCTTGCATTTTACTTTCCATTCATCTTCACTGATAATCACGTTAGACTCTATTGTTTTGTTTAAATTGCTAATAGTTTCTTTCAATAATCTTTCGGAATTTAATTGTTTTTCTTCTTTATTTATTTTTATTACTTCACAAACAGTTTCTGTTGTAATTTCTATTTTTTTGATTGTAGTATATTGTTTTTCTAATTCTTCTGTAAATTTTGGAACCATGCTTTCAAATACATGACCGCACTTCCAAGAATACCATTCAAAATTTTTTTGTAATGCTATAGGATACCATACTTTCAATGTTTTTGTCACTTGATCTAGTGTTTTTTTAAAATTACCTCTTTTTCTCATATCATATGCTTCTAATTTGTAAGCATATTTAGACTCAAATGTGTCTGCAGTCAAATCATTTCCGGCAAATATGATTTTTTTGATCCCGTTTAAATGAAGCCATTGTATTACAAATGTTACAGTTTTGTGTGGTCCTCTTAACAAAGGATATCCTGGTTCAAATAAAGTTTTGCTTATTTCTCCTTGTTTTCCGCTTGAGGCATATGGAACCCGTATAAAAGAAGAATCTCCTTTTATTGCTTTATTTTCTGGTACTATTTTTTTTATGGAAATATCATTCCATGCATTTTTCCCTTCCGGGCCATGCATGGCATTTAAATTATCGGCTATAGTCCAAAAATGTGGTTTTGGTATCTTTCTAATTGCAGTGCTTACCACTACAATCGGAAGATTCAAAGAAAAAACATCTACATTATTCAAGGATGGACCGGAACATGCCAATACGCAAGCATCACCCGGAAAGTACTGTTCCATATTCGACTTGTCTCCAATAGTCTTCTATTGTTTCCTTGAGAGATCTAACCCAATTTTTAGGATTTTCTTCAAATACTTGCGTAGTACCATCTTCTGAAGAAATCAAAATAACTATGTTTTTACAAGAAATATCATATCTTTCTTTTAGCATTATCGAATATGCAGTTGCTTGAAGGAAATACTCATTTATATATTCTTTTTTCTTTTCTTGTCCGCTGGTCTTGAAGTCTATGATTGAGAGAGAATTATTGTATTCTGCAATACAATCAACTCTTCCTGCCATTCTAAGCATGTCAGACCAAAGAGTAGATTCAAGAAGACGAATATTGTCTATCTTGTTCAATTCGGGTTGTATTTGCTTGAATAAAAATTCTTCTGCAAAAGAAGGAAAAATTGACTTTTCTCCGCTTTCAATATGTTGATTTAATAGATATGCTTCTATGCAAGAGTGAAATTTATTTCCTCTTGTTGTAACTCTTTTTGCATCTTCTGGATTATTTTTTCTCCATTCTGCAAAAAATGCTTTCTTTTTATGGTTCACTACTGTAGTAACAGACGGATATGAATAACCTTCTGGAGTAGTATAGAATCTTTTTCCTGTAGATTCATTCACTACCAATTCGATTGGTTTCAATAATTTATGATTAAATTTTTTCATGATGTATTATGGTTTTTTCTTACCAGTTAATATTGCTATTTCGTCTGGAGTTAATTGTTTTCCTAATTGGCGATATAATTGTAATTGTTTACTTGTTGATGGAGTAAGAGTATTTCCTATTTCTTCTGCACCAGACAAAACTCCACCTGCTCCACCCATCATTTTATCTAGACCAGATCCTACCCCTTTAACAACACCGATTGCTCTTGTTACAGGACCAATAACACTTCTTAATCGTCTTTCTACTCGGTATAGTTTTTTTGGTTCTCGTTCTCCACTACCGCCGCCTTTTTTAATAATATTTACAAATTTCCATCTTCTATTATCATAATTATTGGTAGTGCTGGAAACAGAGCTTCTATTACTTCTGTCACTTCTGTCTACAATTGTAGTATTACCATCTCCTTGAACATTTATATTATCATTTCCTATAAGATCAGCAGCCTTCTGGTCAATATCTCTCATATTTGCACCTGATCTAAGTCTCTCCAATTCTTTTTTATCTTCTTTATCTTTTGCTGCCTTTTCTTGATCCTTCTTTCTTCTTGCTTCTCTTTGTGCAGGTGTTCGTGGGATGTATTTTCTTTTTCTTGGAGATCTTGGTTTTTTTGGACATTGTGGTTCTTGTTGTTGTGGTTCTTGTTGTTGTGGTTCTTCTTTTTTTGGTTCCCCGGAAGATGAATCTACAACAACAATATTCTTTGCTTCTTTTAATATTCTAGCAATAAAATGAAAATTATTTTCAGTTATAATATAATTTTGTTCTATATATTTTTTAGAAATTTCTTGAATCCAACTTTTCATTGGTTTTCCTCTTCTTCTGTTTTCTTTGGAGCAGGAAGTTTATCTTGGGATTTTACAGCCGGAAGTATTTTTTCTGCTTCATCTGATTCTTTTGAAGAAGGAAGTTCAGAAGGTTTATCCTCAGAACTAGGAAGTGCAGGTTTTTTCTTCGAAGATTTCTTTTTTCTTGGTATATCAACTACATCGTAGATATAATCATAGTCTTCTTCAGATGTTAACAAACTTCCTATATCAGTACCAACACCCTTAAATGCTCCTTTTATTCCCTTTCCTATTCCTCCTAAAACCTTTGAGGTGGTAGAACCTTTTGGTGCAATACGACTTTTCCCTTTTCCTACTATTCTTCCTAATTTATTCATAATAGAGCCAAAAATGGGTTTTACCTCATCGCCTGGTTTTCTGGGTCTTGCACCTCTTGGAAGTTCTGTAGTATAAAAAACGGAACTATTATCTTCATCTTCCATTTTTGATTCTATTATCATATTAGAAAACTTAGAATCTCCCCACCGAGAGATGAATCCTAGTACTTCATTTAGATTTCGTTTTGCCATACCATATAGTCCTTTTTTCTTTATTTATAAAGAAAGAAAACTTGGGTTTCCCCAAGTTTTCCGGTCCCCTCTCTCCCTCTGTATTTATATCATCTTTATACGAATTCGGAAAAAATGTGGCGATTCTCCCTCTTCTATTCGAATACTGTCAATCTTTCGCTCATCTTTTATACCAAAAAGATCCAATCCTTCATTTTTTGATACAAATGGACCTCCCTGAAGATCAACAAATTCTTCTCCTGCTCTATAAAATGCGCTTTCCCCTTCAATAATATATTCATCATAACCATTTTTATATACGGTTCTGAGTTGATTGTATCTTGAATAAAATTCAGATAGTTTTTGCATTATAATCTTCTTTCTTAAATTTTTGTTGAGATTCACAGAGACAGTATTTATATTCTTCATGTGAAGGATGAATTAATAGAAAATCAAATTCTGAGCAATAATGCCATCCTTCTTTAATTTTTTCTTCCGTCAGTTCAACGCCTTGTTCATCATTAGAAAGAAAATTGTATCGTTCTTTGGTTATTGGTGAATAACAATTTGTCATTTTGTAATCCTTTGAATACCGGGGGTGGGATTCGAACCCACACTGTAGTCATTTTAAGTGACTTGTCTCCTGCCTTTGGACTACCCCGGCAAATACCTATTCCTTTTCGTTTTGATTTTGCAGCAAACCCAGATTTCCCATATTTCCCTTGTAATAGTATGATCCAATATGCGTCAGATCTACCCAAGGAACCAACCATGTATCTATTCCGATATCCTTGGCTGTTTGACAGAACATATAGTCTTCGGAAAGATATCTCTTTGACTTCTTATCAATAATACAATCAAAGTATGCCATGATTTCTCTTGATTCTACATCAACATGGTCGTTTTTATAAACTCTCTTTGGATGCTTCTTTCGAATTGCTTCAAATACTTCTTTCTTGATGAGCATGAATCCTGTTCCACCATAAAGAATTTTTTGTGGTTCAGAAAGAAGAAGAGTATGTTTATCTTCAAGAGGATTAATGAAATAAGAAGAAGTATAATTTTGTAGATCGTTTGGATTTTCTGCTTTTCCTGAAAGAGCAGCAGTTTTTACAGACTCCCAATTAATAGTCTTTTTTGGATATGGAGCACAAATAATCTTCATATCCTCTCGCTCAAGAGCATAATAAATAAGAGTCAAAAACGAATCTACACTGAATTTGATATCAGCATCAAGAAAAACCAAATAATCAAAATTATTTCTCATGAAATGATCAGATATAAAGTTTCTTGCTCTTGTAATAAGAGATTCTCCCATAATGAAATACACATCATATTGAATCCCATGAACACTCATTGTGCTGCATGTGGTGATCAAAGAATGTGCAAAATCACCATAACATTGTCCTCCATACATTGGAGTACCAATCAAAATCTTTTTGTTTTTTGCTTTTTCTTTATTAATTTCAAGTCCAGCCATAATATAACTCCTTAATCATTTAAGCACCCTACGAGAATCGAACTCGTTTTACCAGCTTGGAAGGCTGGCGCACAGCCAATATGCCAAGGGTACAAATTTTATTTTTTATTCTTTTAATATTTAATTCATGTCAATTCAGTGGAAGTTTGTACACGACTTCCATCATCAGTATAAAAATCAGAAACCTTTCCTAGACGATACTTCATCTTCTTGTTTGACTTTCGAAGATACTCCATTTCATCTTTCAATAGAGTAAGAAAAGAATTCAATTGATTTTCCTTGACGTAGAATGTCGCATCTCCAATGTCATCGAACATGGATACACCACAACCAGAAAAACTCTTGGGAAAGGTATTCTCAAGATGATTGCCGATTTGAGAATAATCTGCATTGTTCCACTCCACGATCACATGCACTTCATTCTTTATCTTGCTCATAATGTAGTCTCCTTAATGACCCTGCGGAGAATCGAACTCCGGTTTCAAGATTGAAAGTCTTGAGTCCTAGCCGCTAGACGACAGGGCCAAAGAAAACCCCATTACTTTGTCCGGGGTCCAGACTCCGAATTATAGCCTTTCGGATGGGATTATTGTGTTCTGGCTAGTGCTCTTGCTCGTCGCTTCTTGCTTCCAAGTTTTCGTCGTCTCTTGAACTTGCGGTGAGTTTGCTTTCTTGACATATTATTTATTTCCTATGGTCTTTGAACAAAAATCGTACATTGCAATTCCACTTGCAGTGCCGACATTTAGACTCCTTACACTTCCATACTGAGGAATATATACTACATCATCGCAGATGTCAAGAAGATTTTGGGGGATACCTATTTGCTCTTGACCAAATACCATCAGAACATTCTCGTTCTCGGATGGCATTCCCCAATCATAAGAAACGATGGACTTTGAAGAAGAAATATTGTCGATTCCTACGATTCTGTGAAATTGATTTTGAGAAAGAAAATCACTCAATCCCTGCTCGGTCTTGATGTGCTCAAAATGAGTATAGCGATGAGTACCAACAGTCCCTCTACGATCATACTGCTTGCTACCATAAATGATTACTTTCTTTGAAAGAAAGGCATTAGCGTTCCGAATAACAGTAGCAATATTGAAATCATTGTAAAGATTAGAACATAGCACATAAAAATTATTGCGCTTAATGTCAAGATCAGCAATGATCGCATCATGCTTCCAATAATGGTAATGATCAATGATGTTTCGGTTTTCGACTTGCATCAGAGTATTCATAATACGCTCGTCAGGATTTGCACCTGCTCCATACCGTTATAAGCGGCACTGGGCCAACTAAAGACCCCCCGAGCGCAATAAAATTCACTTCAATTCAATCTTGCACTTCTTATGCGTGACATGTCCAGATTCAGTTTTTACCAGATAATTAGACTTTTGTCGATCTGAATCATGTCCTACTCTGTAGTTTACCACAGAGATTCCCATGTTTGCAAGATCATTCTTGACGGTTTCTGAAGTCAAAAGATAATGAACCAACTTATTAGCAACATCAACCGATGGTTGTTCATCATAACCAAGAGGAATGTCGATATGAAGTCTAAAGCAGTTTTCCATTTGATTTTCTCGGATGCCTTTGCTTGTCGCTAATATACCCTAGAGATACCATGTTGTCAAGAAACTCGTTCATCATTTCCAATACATTTTCATTTACTGCCCAACATTTTCCTCTCTCCGTATCATCAATGCATGGGTCTTCTGAAATGTCTTTTTCATAAACAGCCAAATCAGTCATCTTTATCAGGTCTTTACAAAACACCATGAAATATGCAGCATTTTTCAATATCTGTTTTTCCGCGCTGTTGTCCATTCCCTTTGCAATCTTTCTTAGATTGTAGATCAACATTTGCATACTCATGACTTTCTCCTTTTCTAGTATTCAAGTTGTAGAACTCCATCATTCGTGGTGTAATGAATGGTTTCGAAGATTTCCTTGCACCATTGCTCGCAAAGACAACAAGGTCTGGACATCCGAAGATTTCCAAACTTATTGAAGCGAACATTGAAGAGGTGCAACTTCTTTCCTCGCAAGGAGCGAGGAACCTTTCTGTAAGCATCGAATTCGGAATGCATTTCGTCATACATGTATCCGATTCTTTTTGCCTCGGGATGAGTCTTGAAGCAGTTCATCCCAACTGAAATAATCCTATTCTTATATAGGATAAATGATACATGCTTCTTCTGTCTTGGAATGCTAAGACAAAGAGGGAAAGCCTGATTCAAATAATTTTCGACTTGCGGACTCATAAACGCACCCGGCAGGAATCGAACCTGCAACTATTCGATTAGAAATCGAGTACTCTATCCGTTGAGTTACGGGTGCCGAACGAGGTAGGTATACCTGAAACCGCAGGGTTGTCAACCAATCGTCAAGTATTTTGCCAAGAATCAATGCACTTTTGCATGTTATTTCTAATAAAAATAAATCTTTCCATCATCGCAATATCAATAGAATCAAAAGATTGTGCTCGTTCCATCAAATCTATTATCTTATCAATTTCTTCGATGTTTAATTTTACGGATGCACATGGACTATAATCATTGACTTTTTCATCAAAAGGCATACTTATAGATCCGCGAGGAATTTTTCCAAAAGATAGAAGTATTTTTGTTATGTTGTTGCTATTTTTCATGATTTTTATAATTAAAGTCTAAATTAACTCTTCCACTTGGTTTCGAACCAAGAACCTAGCGGTTAACAGCCGCTCGCTCTACCGTTGAGCTATGGAAGAATAACATATTATATATTTTCTACATCTCCAGAAAAAATTATGTTTGCTACATTAATTTCTGTATATTGATCAATTATTGTTTTAACATATTCCTTGAAGGAATCAAACGATAAAAGATTATTCATTTCTCCGTTGAAGTATAGTTTGAATATTCCAACCGTATTCAACACATCACATTTATTGATTATCACTTCCGTTGCACCTGAAATATTGATCGAATGAATCAACTTATTCATGTTCAACCAATTTGCCTTTCTTTTTCTTCCCGTGGTTGATCCATATTCCTTTCCTTCCTCTATGATTTTATTCAGATGAACATCATCCCAGAGAGAGTCGGGAAACAAAGGATCAACACCTACCTTGGTATCGTAAGCCTTTGCTACTCCAATCAACCTTCTAATCTTCTTAGGAGAAAATCCCAAAGAACAACTAGCATATGGAAGAGTAGTGCTGCTTGTAACGTAAGGGTAATCTCCAAGATCAACATCAAGATTGACGCTTTGCGCACCTTCACAAAGAATCCTACCTTTCATCTTTTCATTCCAAATCAAATCAGAAGAAAGAACATCCCTTGCAAGGATTCCTTTTCTTAGCATCTTGTCGGAATAACAAGGAGCAATTCCAGTTCCTGTAGTTCCAAGTTCAGTCTTCAGATTCTTGGTATCATAATCTATATGCTCTTGTGTGATTATATGTGCTCTTGGAGAAACTTTTACCAGAGAGACATCATAGCCCGCAAAAGACAAGGAATTCAATTCATCCATAAATTTATCTACGTTCAAAACGCATCCTGGACCTATGATGCAATTTTTTCCTTGGAATATTCCTGAAGGAACAATGTGTGTCTTGTGTTTTACTCCATTCACATATACAGTATGACCTGCATTTTGGCCACCATTCCAACGACAAACATAATCATAATTTTCTGCAAGAGCGTTGGTGATCTTTCCTTTTCCTTCATCTCCCCATGAAAGACCATAAATTACATCAACATAATCTATCATATTATATCCTTTAAATTTGTAAAACTCTCTTCTATTTTTCTTTGTCTTTCTATGAGAAGAAAGAAGAATCTAAGAGTGTTGTACGCATCCACATCTGCTCTGTGTGCTTTTCCTTCAAATTGAAGTTTATATCTTCCCATGAAGGAACTTAGACCTCCATTTGTTTTTTTGCCGCATGATATTGCATTGTACACGCAAATCTGCTTTACATCAAGTTCTCTTCTTCCAAAAAATTTAAACTCTACATTTCTTAGTCTGAATTCCTTGAGAAGAGCAACGGCATCCCCACAACCCCATGTAACGGGATTTACAAAGGTATTG